TCACACCTTGTTCCCGTATGATTTGACAGGAGTAACATCAACACCTATTCCGTACAAACGGAAATCCTTGCCGGATTCTTCGTGTGTGACCTTGATTGAAATCTGTTTTCCAACAGTCCGGAAACGTTCGTTAGCCACAACGAATTCATCGTTGGTAGGCTCGACGTCCACAGTCTGTTCAAGCACAGTGTCGTTGTCCACTTTTACTTCTATGGTGTACTGCAGTGTTTCTTCTTCACCGATACCGCCGACTTGTGTCCACACTTTTGTGAATAACTTGCGCACAAGCGGCGCTCCAAAACTCGACCTAATCTCCGCAACAAACTTGATCGGCACTTCATCCCCTGTATCCACATCTATATCCACATAACTCTCGTCATCAAACTTCAGGATATAGTCCTTACAGGCAATCAGCACATCGCCGTTTGCCCTGCAATAAATGTCGTTGGCGTTGATTCCTTCCCATATGGAGAAAGCGCCTAGCGTTTCATCAAGCATGAGAATCTTGTTGTTCACGCCAGAACCGTCATCGCAATAGGCAAGCAGGTATTTCTTCTCCTTTGGGATATAGGCAGCCACAGCCTTGTCAAAATTGGTGATCGACTTGATCAAATTTGACACCTTGTTTGCTGTCAAGTCCAACACATAGCTGCTCCCAAGCCTAATGTCTGCGCTGACGCTCAATGCTGCAGGGCTTAACCCAAGGATACCTCCGCTCCCCAAATACACCAATCCCTGCGTTATCTGCGTGATTGTCGCTGGTGAAATCGTGCCATCGCTTACAGGAATTTTCTGCCACACGGCATCAAACTCCGGATCCAGCCCTCTCCACACCCACACGGATCTCCTGAAAAACACCACAACAGCGTCAACGAATGTCACTATCCCTGTGATCTCCCCGTCATCCGTGGTAGGATACATCTTGGAAGTTGCCTTGAAGATCGAAGGATCGTTCGGCTCACTAAAGGAAAGAGCTGACATATTCGAAGGATCGCCAGCCATGAATATCCTGTGGCTCTTTGTGTGACGAACAACGTGCTTGCTCCGTGGTGCGTCAGGTAAATCAAATGCCATGCTTGCAATATCGGGGATCCTGAAAATACCGCCAGACACCTTTGCGTAACGAGCATCGGTAAACGTTGATGCGGTAGGATCGGAAATCATCACACCCAAACACTCCAATGTGGCTTCACCTGAGACTTCGCTCCTTCCCAAGTACTCTGCGGGGAAACGGTAATACTTCCTCCACCCGCCGCTTGGGAGAGGAATGTTTGTCACTTGGATTGCGCTCGGCTCCGAAACAACAACCTGCACAACCTTGGAAAGAACCGATTCCTGGTGCGGATACCCACCTTGAGTGACAAAGCAACAATACGTCCCAGGAGATACATTGCCCTCACCGGGAATAACGGTGAAGGTAATGTCGTTCACCACAACGTCCTTAACCTGCGTCCCGTCATACGACTTGAAGCTCTCACCGTCAACGAAATACATCACATCACGTAAAAAGAAATAGCCGATCCTGTCGCTTGCAACATCGGCTATCTTGGCATACTTGTTGCCTTCACCATCAATCTCATGCAGTTCCTTGCCAATCACGGCAAACAGCGTAGAAGTTCCGTCGGCACGGTTCCACTCGAATATCTGTGTAACGTCACCAACATAAGGCTCTGCATTGAGCTTGACAGTGCCGCGCCGTTTCTTGATGCTCCCACGTTCCGAGAAATCCACATTGATTGCCGTGGCAAGTTCGTTAGCCCCAAGGTGATCCACAGCAACATCAACATTAAGGCCGCCACGAAAGTCGTTGAACACCACCTGCTGTTTCCTGTCGTCTGTGAAGATGGCGTTATTATCAGGCATGGCGGATCACCTTCACCTTCTTGGGATACCTGCGCTTGCGCAAATATCCGTGCGTCTTGATAAGCTCCTTCTCGAAATCCTGCAGCAAATTGGTATTGATCTTATCCGCAGGTTCCTTGCTCTTTGACCGCAGAGCATACTGGATAACGAAGTTTTCAATGGTGTTGTAGAACCCCTCATTTATCACAAGCTCATCGGATAAACTCTCCAACAGCATAGGAATCTTCCGATAGTAGACAATGTATGTGCCTGGATCCCTGAACCGGATCCTCCCGCCCATATCCTCGCAGTCGTTGTACGGCTCACCATCATCCTCTCGCTCCACCTTGATCACACCAGTGTAGTAAGAGGGAAGATCGTGCCACTCGTTCCGTGACTTTACTTCAACCGTCATGGAATCATATACCAATCCGAGATCGGAAATTGTTCTCAAAGCCTTGTTGACAGCCGCCAAAGCCACGCTGTCGTTAATAGAATCACCGATGAAACTCTCGGCTGCCTTTTGAACGTCCTTACCAGTCATTGCCATAGGAGGAATCCTCCTTCCTGATTGTTACTCGTTCGTTCTGGCCTTCTTCAAAGTCTGATACGCCCATTCCAGCCACGTTTGCCACTCCTGCATCAATCTCTGGCCGTCAATGCTGGAATCGTCATCCCTCAGCTTGAAGTATCCCTTCAGATAGCATAGAATGGCATGATTAAACAGCGGGTGAATATCGACCTCATCGCTAATGCTTGATATGGGTTCGGGCATCAGCCTGACTTCGACCTTGTATGTGCCTTCCTCGTCAAATTTGAATTCCGCAGCCCTTGTTGACCACTTGTTAGTTTCCCTGCCGTTGTCATCAAATGCCCGTATGATTGCAGTAACGCTTTCCTCCGGCTTGATCCATTTGCCGACATTGGAATCGTCAACCAAAATAGTTATTTCGCTGTAATTCAACGCCCTATCGCCAATCGCAAAAAGGCAATCGTTGATGGCATCTACAACCTCTTGTTCCTCAAGCGTTGTGTTCAGGTAATCTTCAACACGTTCTTTAAAATAAGTCCCTTCCATGTTCAGCCCTCCTTGGGAGTGCTATGAAACAAAAGAGGCGATCTACCACGGACCGCCTAAAAAGAAAAGCGGGGGTCGCCCCCCTCTTTTGCCTATTCTTCTTCGCCCTTTTTCGGAATCTCGCCCATACGAATGTGTACGGTTCTGTGACCATTCAGTTGGTTCTGATTCTCGAATTCCTTTCCGCATACATCGCAGATGAACTTCTTCTCCTGCGGTTCTTCGTAGCTAGTGCTGTCATGGTAAATATCCTCATCAGGATTCTCCTGCTTTTTGGCAAGGATAGCCTTCAATTCAGCTATCTCTTTCTTCAACGATTCAACCTCGTCGGAACGTTCGCGCCGTTCGTTTTGTGCTTGTTTGCCAGCCAGAAACCCATGCCCCTCAACGATGATCTCTTTGTTCTTGAACCACCGAGAGTTCTCAATGATACTCTGAATACCTGGGTCATCGGTGACGTATCTGCCGTTGACAAACCTGATCATCCCATACCTATTGCCGCCATAGATTATTAGTGATTGGCGAGCCGAAAGATAGGTTTTGATTCCACTAACTTCATTCACAGTTTTTCATCCTCCTGTTGGTTTGAAAACAAGCAGGCAGGGCATAAACCCCACCTGCTTGAATTCGCATGCTTAACCTATTCCTCCTTGTTATCAGCTACTCAGACTCTTTGTGCTGGCATTTACCAACACGGTGTGGGTCTGAGGCAGCCTGACTTCCAAGGTGGCCTCGGTCTTATACTCATCACGCCAACCATCTTCGTCAGGAAGCTGGATGTTCTTGACGAGAGTGGTGTCACGAAATACCTTGTACTTCACGTTGTCAACATCGACAACAACACCGGTATAATCGTAATACTTCTCGAACACATAAGAAGGAGCAAGGATCAAGTCGCCATGCGGATGAATATACTTCTTCAGCCTAATACCGTAGGTTTCTTGTTCTGGCATGGTTTCGATCCTATCTTTGGCAAAGCTGGAAATCAAAGTGACCAGCCTGCGGGAACACACGAACAGTTTCTTCTTGGCTCCATAGGAGAACGCTTCTTCAAGGAATTCATCGAAGAATTCTTCGGAGAATTTATCCTGTGCGTCAACAACACGGTCACGCAGGAAATACAGGAAACCACCCATAGTTGAACGTTGTCCTGCCGTATCCAAGAACCGTTCGCCGAAGATCAATGCTCTCTCAATGTCCCAAACGTGCTCCTTCAGTTTCAGCCGAGCAAGACGCTTGCGCTCGTTTTCTTTGGTCTTGACACCCTCACGTGACGATGTTTCGGATTCACTGAAGGGAGTACGGAAGATCTGCGTATAGTTGAACTGCCTTACTGGTTGCACGATCTTTTCCTCGGGAGCACGGGAGAACTGTTCCATGGCATTGCCAATCCGCATCAACCAGCCGCCTTCAAGAATATTTTTCGCAGTGGTGCCGGCATAACCACGGGTGACAGTGATGGTATTGGATCCTGATGTTTCGTTAATGCTGTTCACCAGCAAGACTTCGCCGGTTGCTGTGACCTTTACCAGATCACGCGGCCTGAAGATTGACGAATCATTGACAGTAATCTCATCGGCTGTGCCATCGGCGCCAGATGGAGCCTGTGTCCACCAATCGCCAGGCTTTTGATCATACCAGATGATCTCCTGGCTGGTGATCATCTCTTTCGCAACCTCGTTCGTGATCGCAAGGAACGGTGTTTCGTCGGGAAAAAGATCCTTGATAACCTTAGAAACGTTTAGTTCCCTTCTCTCACGATCTTTGTGGAATGTAGTCACAGGGCTGTTGCTTCTCGGGGTTGACACCCTGTCAATGTCTTGAAGTAAAGGCATAGTTAACACCTCCGAATGTTTTTCTGTGCCCTCCTTTTTGTTGAAAAGGCATAGAAAAAACACCCGAAGGGTTGAGCTGTTCTGCTTTGTCCCTTAGAGTGTTTCCTACCCAAATATGCCTTTCTTCTTTGTTCCTAGCCCAAAGATGTCAGCAATCTCCTGCTCTTCAGGAGATGGCCTCCTGAGAACACGTTTAGACTCACCAGTCTGAATCCTTGACGCTTCCTTTTGAGCTTTAAGCACACGCTTCTGCTGTTCTTGCTGCGCCTGCACATTTTGTTGTTGCGCCTGCAGTGACTGTTGCAGAAGTTTGTTAGCCTTAACTTTGTTGTAAGCTGCTTCGATAAACATTTCGGCGGTTCCTGGATTCATCTGAATTGTCCGCAACGCCTGTGGGTTGTTCTTCAATTCAGCCTGAATCTCAGGTTCCAAATCATTGAAGTCTGGATACTTGTTCTGGATATTGGCTAACTGCTGTTGCACAATGCTTGCCCTCTGCATCTGCGCCATCAATGCCTGAACAGGTGTTAGCTGTTGCGTCACCCACTGGTATTGTTGTTGGTACAACCTCTGCAGTTCTTGCGCTTTCTGCTCAATGATTGGGTTGACAACCTTCTGAATCACACTTGCTGGATCATTGTAGAGTTCGTCAAGGAGTTCTTCTGGTTTGTACTGTTGCTGAATCTGCTGCTGGATCTGCTGTTGGGTGACAGCTTGTTGTAATTGTAGTTGTGGGTTCGGTTGTTGCTGCAATTGCTGTTGCTGTTCAGCCTGCCACAGTAGCCGTTGGATCGCAAGGGCAGCTTGCTGCAGTTGAGCTTGCTGTTGCTGTACCGTCTGCTGTAACTTAGTTAACTCGTCATTTTCAGCAGGCTGTCGGCTCTGCTTGTCGGCAGCGTTGTCGCCAGTTGTCTTCTGCTTGCTTGCCTTTGAATAGAATTCCTTTTCAGCTTTCGTGTAAGCATCAGCAAGTTGTTCAACCGAGCTAAACTCAATCCCGTCAACGCTCCTGCCCAGCTTGTTCTCCATCAATTCGATATACGCTTGTTCAAGAGCATCTTCGTTCTTGAACTTGCCGAGCAGTTGACCGTTCTTTCCAACATACCACGGGCGGCGTTCATGCTTGTTCTGGTCTGTTGGCTGTTGTGTATCATCACTCGGCTCATCTCCAAGTTGTCCACCAGCCTCATCATCCGGTGGGCTTGGTGTGTCATCAACATTGTCCGGATCTCCTTGTCCTTCAGCTGGATCGATCACCTTGCCGTCATTCGGAGCACCAGAATTCAGGCCAAAGATCTCGTCCACATCAGGGGAAGATTGCCCGGTATCAACGCTGGGGCCGAAAATTCCATGCATAATTTAACATCTCCTTTTGCTAGTTTTGACTTTCTAATGCCTGCTTTTCTCTTTCCTTGATCCAATTCAAAAAGCCAGCCAACGTCCTGATCTCCCCTTGCAGCCTTGCGTAGTCTGCAACGTTCATCGAATCTTTGTTGACCAGCTCTTTGGTTTTGACGTCAATTTCTTTTCTGATACAGTCATCTATCACCTTCCATCCAGGACTTCCAAGAATCGAATACACAGCTTTGGATTCCCAATCTTCCGTCCTTCTCACATTACCATACTCCCCCTCCCAACATTTGCTGTAACATCATCGCCTGTTTAGGTGACGGTTTTTCTTCCGGGTGTGGAACGCCCTGCCCCTGAATCGGCGGTGGTATCTGCGGTTGATCCTCTTGCTGTTGGATCTGCTGAGCCTGCGCCATCTGCCGTGCCTGAGCCATCTGCTGCATAGCCATCATCTGCTGAAGCTGTTGCATCTGCATCGCCTGCACTTCTTCATCCGTCCGCAAGAACTTTTCTGGTGTCCTTAGATCGAACGAATGAATGAGGGCCTTAACAAGCTCTTCTTCTTTGATATACGGCGAAGGTGCCGCTTTTTGAATTTGATACAGATTCAGCAGCTGCTGTCTGCGGACTTCCTTGTTTGCCGCAGGATCAACGTTAGATCCAGCAGGTCTGTAGTCAAACTCACCGATAATCTCCCACTGATTGATCTGCCGCCATTCCTCGACACCATCTTCACCGACAAGCCTAATCAACCGTGTGCCGTCAATGAATTGCTGGTTGTTGAGATCCATCAGCATGGCAAGCCGTTTGAACCCAAGCGCCTCAAACAGCATGATCTTCACATCAAACCGCAGGCTTGCGTTTGAAGTCTTTGTGACAACCTCCGTAGCCGTTTCACGCCTTGCCGAATCAACACCTCTGACAACCGAAGGAACAGCTAAAGCGTTCTCCATGTCTTGCTTCAGGATTCCTTCCTCGGTGTAGCTGGAAGCAGTAACGTCAGGGAATATTATCGGGTCAATATCATCCATTTGTTCAACCCAGATTACCCCGTGTGGTCTGCTAACGAGTTCAGCCGGATCTAGATCGGCATCACGTCTTGCTTTGAACATACGATTGAGAATTAAAGATACGTTATCGATCCTCTGATTCCGGTGAGTGTTAAGCTCGTGTTGCAGGTGTTCGATGATCTGTACTGCACTCAAGCCGTAGAATTCGCCAGGCAATGGTTCAAAGCTCCTGACGACAAACGGCTTCTTCGAGTGCCGCCAATATAGATTCGATCCCCAATACACCAGTTTCGAGTTGACGATTAGCCCGTATTTTGTGTCCTCCCAATAATTGAGAACACTGTATAATTTCTTAGACTTGTCGTTGAAGTTGCCATCGGATGTTTCTGGGAACAATCCAACGCTGGAAATACGCTCGAACCTTCCTTCTTCTTCGTCACCAGCATTATCAAGCTCGTCCCAATCTATCGGATAAACGTACCCAAAACCTGCTTCGTTGAGTTTCTGCAGTTTCTGTTCAATCTGATCCCGTGTCAACCGTTCACGGTGGAACACAAAACGGCAGCTATCAATGTCCCTTCCGCTTGGATCGGGGAAGAAGTCGAAGTAGTCGATGTTGACAATCTCATTGTCGTCATATGTGACTTCCGGGCGCTGGACAATTCGCTCACCGACAGTCTGCAGCACAAAATGAATCTTCCCACGTGGGTCGGGAATAGGCTGCATTGTCCGTGGATCGATAAACGGCTGTCCTGTCTGCGGATTAATCAAAGGACGTGTTTTGTTCCAATCAATCTCCGGCAAACCCGTCATTGGATTGATAACAGGTATCTGAATCGGCTCCTTGCGAGTAACTTTCTTTTCCTCGTACCGCCAGCCAACACCCATAATACCTGCCGGAAACACCAGCACGCTCGTCACGAAATCATAGAACACGGCTGTGAAGTTGTTCAGGTCAAGCTGATAGTCAACAAGCCGTGACGCAATTTCTGCCCTACGCTCCAAATCCGCTATATCTTCTGGATTCATGCTTGGGCTTATCCGTGGAATGAAGTCAACATAAGGGCGCTGTGCCACAAAAGACTTGACAAACCTAGCCCTAAGCGCATCGATTTCCTCGTATGTCCGTGGGATGTGCAGATTGCTGCGGCCTGGTGTCTTTTTCTCAACGTAACCGACATACAGCTTGTACCAATCGATAGCACGCTCGTCGTACTGCTTGCGCCAGTTTTCGGCATATTTGAATCGTGCCATCAGTTCGCTTGTAAGCTCATCCTGGTCTGGAGGGGCTTCTTCGGTCATCAGATCCGGCATAAGCTCGTCGGATTCCGTATTATTCAATTGCTGTAACAATTGCACAAGTTCTTCAACCATTTGCGAAACCGCCTCCTGTGCATAAAAATAACCCCTTCATGTTGGGATTTAAGCCTAATCACTTCCTCTTTTTCTTTGCCTTCTCAGGCAGCTTTCTGCCTTTCGATTTCTCGTTCCACTCATCGACATCAACGCCTTGCCGTTTCAGCTTTTTGCGGTTAGCGTTGAAGTAACGTCGTTGACGCCCTGATTTATAAGGCACGGTTCGAACCCCCAATCAGCTAACTGCCGAATACCAAATCTCCCTTAGCCCACGCTCCTTGTCCCACACAAAGGACTGCGAAACAGCAATAGCACCTACAAAGCCTGATTCAAAGTGCCATGCGTCTGTTCCAACAACGCTGGACAGATTCCTAACCTTGATTCCATGTTCTTCCTTTACCTGTTCTGAGTGAATGTGTCCCAAATGCCATTCACGGTATAGCGTCCTTCCCCATGCTTCCGGCACTTCCACCTGCATATTGCCGAAGATCCGCTTCTTTTCTTTGTCGCCGTGGGTGAAACCTATTAGGCATTTGCCAAATTCAACGTATTTACGGCTCTTTGGACTTGCGTCAACGGTCACATTCTCGTCATTCCTGAACCACGAATACAGCGTGTCAATTAAATAGAACGAAGTAGCAAAGTCGTGATTCCCTGGGATGTGGAACACAGTTATAGGTGCTATCTGCGACAATAGTTCAATCGCCTCAATCAGCATCTGCTTTCCTGTGACATACATCTTAGCCCAGCGGCTGTCGCAATCTTGCTTTGTTCCCATTGTTGTTTCACCGCTTATCGAGTCGAAATTAAGGAAGTCGTTGCCGATAGGAAAGATAACCTTCTCAAACTCATACTTCTTAGACCGTTCAAGAACATCGTTGATAACAGACATAAACCGCTTGTAGGCAATCTTGCTGTCGTAGTCCTCACCAGTTTCAGGTGCCCATGCCAGCTTTGCCACATGGAGATCCACTATCGGCACTTCCAGCATCAAACCTGATTTAACAGGCGGCCTATACGGAACGTGTGGCCTTTCAAACTGTGATTCGTATTCGGTTACCAGCCCGTGGATCTTATCAATCCAATAGTCTTTAGTCCGATATTTGTTGACCTCGTTTTTAAGCGCCTGGATTTCTTTCTGCTGGAGCTTTAGAAAATATTGCTGCTTTCTCCGCTCCAAGGTTTCTTCAACCAGGCTGTCTATGTCGTTATCGAACAGATCCTCGTCAATGTACGGTACGTCGTCTTTAGTGATGCCAAAAGCCGTCTTTATTAGGTTGAAATCAGGGCGGGATATGTTCAACTCCCTGCAAACAGCATTGATAGTTAGCTTTTGTTCGCAATAAAGTTGTTTCAGCTTGCGAAGTTTTTCTTTGGTTACGGTGATTGTCCGTTGCCCGGATATAATCTCGTAACTTTCGCCGTAATCAGCTACCCTTGGCTTGCGTTCCTCTTTGCCTTCCAGCTTATTGCTTGCCTGATAAAAGCGGTTTTTAACGGTTTGGCGAGCTTTACCTAGCATTTCGCCGATCTCACGATAGCTGTACCCCTGCGCTTTAAGCTCCTTCGCTCTTTCAAACCAGTCCATTAAATCCCACCTTTTTGTTCGTAAAACAAACAAACCCCATCAGTATCCTGTGATGGAGCTTACACTTGGTTGAATCAGTTGCTCTCTCCTTTCCATTCGGCGGCGAACCTCCTGCCTGCTTATCGGCCTGGACATCGGGCACGTCTTGTGCACCTGCAATGCGATCCCAGCAGCCATCACCGTGTCATCGTGACAGCCGTGTTCAGCCTCCGGCTTGCCCTTCTTGTTGCGGACAAACGATAGACATTCGCCAATCAACCTGCCGGAATTGATCTTGATGCTCTTTTCCCTGATCGCCTTCGCCAGATCGTCCAGCATCAGTGGTCTTGTGACGCTTGTGGTTTTCCAGCCGATCCTCTTGGTCTGTTCTTCATGACGCTTGTCAAAATCAGTCTGTCTTTGATACAGCCTGTTATACTTTAATCTGACAGCAGACTTGATTGTTGTCAGACCATGATTATTAGCCTCAATGCCGAGCCACGCTCTGTTGTAGAACACAGCCAGCTTGACAAGTTCCTCACCGAACAGGTCTGGATCAATGTGCCCGTGCCACTCTGCAACTTGCTCGCCAGTATCCCTGTCAATCACTTCGGCTGCAGAGTAGTCACCATCTTTCAACCCTTCCGCAACGTCAGCACCTATTGCATAACAGCCCTTCTTTTCATCGGGAGCTTTCCAAAACTCCACATAGCCGTTTCTGTCAAGCACAAATTTCACCGAAGTCTTGGCTTTGTTAGCCCACTCAAGATTACCTCTGACACCAGGGCGCACAGTCTTGGACACATCAATCAGAACGTCACGGTTGAAGAATGGTCTGCCAGACACCAAAAACGCCTCGGCATCGTTGGCAGGATACTCTTGACGGAAATATTCCACATCTCCGTTACACTTGTTCTCTATCGTCCACCTACGCCAGTTAAGCTGTTCAAGAGTAAGGTTGTACTCCTTCTGCAGCAACTTTTCTTCATTGTCCATCGTGGCAATAAACGCCTGTTTCTGTTCCTCTGATTCAAATGGCTTTGTGTATTCTGGTGATTCAAACCATGCTATGAACACCGGAACCCACTCGTTTTTGCCTGCCTTTGCCGCCTGCCACATATTATAAAAATAACCGCCCACACCATTGGCGGTTGATTCTATCACGGCAAATGTTCCGGGTGTGTCTGCCAGAGCTTGCATCAACCCACCCATCGTTTCTTCAGGATTCGGCCAGAACGCAACCTCTGAACAGTGCAGGTATCTCAATGTTTGAGAACGCCCTGCCGTTTTCGATCCGGCAGTCTGAATCCTAAGCTGCGATCTGTTGTCCTTAAACGACAGCTCATATCTGTTTGAGTGCTTCTTGTCAGGCTTGATTGCGATTGCGCTTCCGTCTGGGAACTCAATTGCCTTCGGAAGCTCGTCATAAAAAAGCTGCGACATCCTAAACAAGTTGGTTGTCGAATCATCGTCGTGAGCAATCGTCAATGCGTGCGTGTTTGGAAAGTTGACGATGCCGTGAAACATATGGCTTTGCGTCCACGTTGACACACCTTGCTGGCGTGCCTTGAGGACAATCAGTCGAACAGGCTTGTTATGTTTCCACACAAGATCCCTGTATATACGCTCCAACTTCTTTTGCGGTGAATTGTATCTAAGCTGGGTCAAATTGCCTTGCTTATCCTTGATCTTCAGCAGGGCCTGTGAATAGAAGTATGGATCCATCTTAAATTTTCGGTGTATCTTCTCAGCTTCGGTCATGCAATCACCAGCCAACCACCTACTCTACTTCACGCTTGTTTCCTAAACATAAATTTACACGGCTCGCCCACCTAAGCCATCATGCCGTGTTGCCCCGCTGGTCGCCCGTCCAAGCCAGGCACCAGCACACCCCAAAATTTAAGCCGCTCCTATATGCCTAGAAGCTGCTCCACTTTCCACATCGGCCAAACTTCGATGCGCCCATTCAGGATAACCACAAACGATCCTCTGCGGACTTCACGCATACCGTCTGCCGTTTCCACCGTAAGCACTGGTATTCCGCCTTCTCCGTAGCGCATCTCTACCTTCGCACCATTGACAAGTTCTCTTATGTTCGCAATCGTGTCAACGTCGTCGTTAAACTGGATGCCTGCGAATCGCTCTCCTGCAGCCATGTTTGCCCCTGCTTTTTTACACAAGATCCACTCTATTTCTTCATACACACCTTCTATGTCCTTCAGCGCACTAACCACCTTCACGCCGTCAATCAGCTTGATCTTGTCAACTACAGTTTCGCTGGCGTGTTTGAAAGTATCTTCTTCAACGAATCCATCACGCATTTTCAGCCGTTGCTTCCTCACATGCGCTGGGCAGTCAAGGTAAACGACAGTCCAGCCGTTTTTCAGCATGGCCTCTGCTTCATTTGGGAAACGAACGTCATCAACAACAATGTTCGTTTCAGGATCAATTGTTTCCCAATCGGCAATCAACCTAAATAAGTGCCTCACCCATACATCTTCATCAATAATGCTTCTAAACAAATCGGTGCCGATTTTCTGCATCAACTCACGGTATCCTGGGTTACCCTTTTTCATGCCAAAGAAAACTTCTGCAATACGTTTTATTGGTTCCGCCAAAGAAAGTTTGACGAACCCTTCCCTTTCGTTCAAAAGGTTCGCTATCGTCGTTTTACCTGCACCCATCTTGCCCGCAAGACCCACTTTCATCGGTGCAGTCCCCCTTTCTTCTATCATCACACGGCTTCTTCCTTGCGTTAATCACATTTCGTCCTAATAGCGCGGATGCGTTCAGGAGTTATCAAGCCCTTACGCTTCCTATACTCGTCGTAAACTTTCAGCAGAGTACGGTTATCTAATTCTTCGTGAAAGACCTTCTCATTACAATGCGCACAATAGGCCACGTCAGTGAGAATAGTGATTTCCTCACCACGGACTTGATGGGTTTCATGAGTTTGTTGAACGCGGAATTCCGTGAATAGATTGCATCTTGAGCAGTATACGGTTTCCATCCAAAGCCCCTCCTTGGTTGGAATCGCTCTTTTCCTTCTGGATCTTCTTGGCAAACTCACTTTTCACCCAATCCGGAAGAAACCGATCCAACTGCTTTTGAAATATCAAATACAAATTCAAAGACAACCACCTGGAATCAAACG